ATACTATTCTCAGACTGATTCTCTTCAGGTTCTCTGATCACTTCATAACCAAGTATAAAGTGTTCAAATGTCTCCTCAAGATTAGTAATCAATTCAGATAGAAGAGGAAGTCCTTCATACTTCTTAATTGACATCAAAACTTCCTTGATCACAATGACACGTTCATCATCAGCAAGAAGTGCATCATCGAAGTAAGCATCAAGCACATTGTCGATATGATTCAAGAGATAGTCATAAAATAAGTCCATCTCAGCATCTTCTTGTTTGACAATCTGATGCAGAATAGCATATACATTACTCTCTGTTTTCAGTTCAGTATCAAACATCAAGATGTTCTTTGTCAGCTTTTCGATCTCCCATGATGTCATCTTGTCAGGGATGACTTTTGAACCAATAGCTCTCTGACTTTGCCTGTGATGTAGTTCATGACGTGGAAGTTCATTCATATTCTGATTATGGAAATGAGAGTATTGATAACCAGCAGCACTGTGCTTTGATTTCGCATCATTCTTCTTGACAATCTCATCAAGACGATCAGAAAAGAATCCACCAAGCTCAGCATACATAATTCTCATATCAATGATAACCATGTGCTTCTCAACTTTCGATTGTTTGAAATGCTTGATCACACCTGCATCATTCAGATAATTCATCTTAGATGTAGTGTGCATATCACTCAGGAAAGCTACTTTAGCAGCGTAATTTCCGTTGAAATTCACTACAAAGGACAGATAGTAGTTATACTTGTCCACGTTGTCCTGAAGCTCTCCTGTATCGACTCCGGAAAAATAAGCTGATCCACTATGATGAGTATGAATATGTCCGAGCTTCTGCTCTAAAGCCTCCGGGATTTGATCATACAAATCAACAATATCACCATCGGTTTCATAGTCAGTTGCCCCTGCTGTTCCAATATCCATCAGGAAAATATGTTTTGCTTCCAATTCAAAATCTTTAGGCTTGGAAGGATTGCCTTTAATTACATCATATAGAAGAAGACCTGACCATTCTTTACTTCCACAATGGGAATGAAGATATGTGATCTGCGATATGATTTTAGGTGGTAAAATCAATTTACCTTTATCTTCCATAGTATAGATCGGATATTCAGCTTTCTTCTCTTTCGTCTGCGCTGGTGTTCCCATATTTTTCAAGTTTATTTGTTAAATGATACATAATAAGTTGTGCAATCTCCTTCATGATATTTGGTTCAGGAGAGAATACCAATCCTTCTAACAGATTCCCTACATCACGAGTAATTAAGCGAGGACGATAATACTTCCCACTCATATAAATAGGATTAAAGTTTATCATTTTAAGTTCAGCTTTCTCGATAATCTTTGCTGGATTAACTGAATCCATATCGTTAATTACATGGAAAGTTCCTTCCAGAGAATTATAGGTATAAACAGTTTCTCTAAGTTGTGTAGTGATCTCTTTAATCTTGTCGCTTGGAATAATTTCCATGAACTTTCTAAAGAACATTTGATAATCTGCTACAAACTTGAGATTCCCTTTCTGGTTGATAATCGTAAAGCATGGTGCGAATGTACCGAACTGTTCCGGAGTCTGATTAATCTCATAGATTAACCTCTCCACATAAACATTTCTAACTTCCCTGTCCGTTCCTATAATATGTTTCCTGATAGGTTGTACACCACCATGAATGTTGATATTCTCCATTCTGTAATGAGGACCACCTTCAAGTGACTCCCATCTGACATAGGTGTCCAATCTAAAAATATGCTCTTGAATTGAATACTCAGTCAGATAACCATCACCATTGTTATAATTTCCACTTCCTGTACAGAAACCTCCAAAGTTGCACATACTGGTAGTCAAGTGAGAATGTTGGTAGCTTCTACCTGCATCTCCGGGAGTAAACGTTAATCTTGTTCCACTCAGAGAACCCATTACATTAGAACGAATCTCATCTGCACCATGACTGAGCCAATGATTTCCTGTACTCTTAATTATTATATCACCGATATGATGATCCATTTCAATAGAATTAGAAATGGTCACATCGTTGAATTTTACAAGCAAATCAAAATGAGACTCCGTATGACGCTCTTGACCTCCGAAACTATACATAATGTCATAATCTTCAGCAGGATGTACCATCTCAATATTGAACTTCATAAATGACATGAATCGTTCGATTTCATCGAATTGTCCCATGTACATTTTCTTAGCTTGTTTGATACGGTGGTAAGAAACATGACTTCTATATCTGATTTGCCACAATCTACCTTTGGAGTTGATAAAAGCATTTTTATTGATCACAACAAAGAATGGTTCATCTCCAATACCACCTTCTGAACCAAGATATACTTGAGATGGGTAAATTCTGGTTCCATCTCTACGATCTCTCTTCTTATTCTTCTTATCGAATCCATCTTTATAGACAGTTAAACGATTCATATTCTTGTCGAAGATGAGAGAATTACACACACTTTTGCTCTTATTGACACCTCCTCTTCTCCGTAAAGTATGAGGATTGGCTGTTTTTTGCATCTGATGACTCCCCTCTATATCAATATGATAGAAAGTGTGACTTCCGTTTTGGAATGTAATAATCAGATCATCTTTAGTAATAACCATGTCCCTGACACATATCTCACGTTTGAATCTAAGCTGATCAGCGTGATATTCTTTACGCTCTGCTTTGATACGTGCAATCTGTTCAGGAGTAGGAAGTATTTCTTCAATCGGTTCCTTCTTTTCCTCTTTATTTACAAACAGATCATCCAAAGGATGACGAGTAGGTGCTGCTGCATCAGTTGCATCAGTAGAAATGTTAGTACCTGTATAGGTTGTAGAGGTAGCGTTCGTGGTAAGAGTTCCGGTCTGTTGATAATGCCTTATATACTCTTCTGCGGTCATTCCTACTGGAATATCTGCCGTATTTATCCTTATCGCACGAGGTTGAGCTTCCTCTTCTTCCAAAACCTCATTTACAGTTTCTCTCAGACTATCTAAAGTAAGACCTTCATAAGTTTCTCCATTACTAAGTACATCAGCAACAGCTTGATGATCAGTTATTTCTTCTTCATCTGTTTCCTCAACCATATGACTCGGATATTCTTGAGTTGGTTCTGGTGGTGGATTATCAGGATCAATATGTGTAAACGGATTTGCCATTTCTTCATTCATATTTATCAGTTTTAAAAGGAAGAGGTGCAAAGGATTACTCCCTCACACCTCCTCACATGGGAACCACAAACTATTTTATGGAATATAAACTGCCTGACTTCTACTGGTTCTCAGAGCACTTTGAACTTTCTTGATTTCTTTGTCAAGATCGTCCGCAGTGAACTGAAGGACAGCAGGTACAGTACCACCATTCTCAATCATATCCAGTACGATTTGATCAACAGCCTTGTTGATCTGGTCACGAGATGCTTCAATGATCTCGATAGGATCGGTTGGTACAGGAGCAGCTTTCTCTTTCTTTCCAAAGAGACCTTTCTTCTTCGCTTTCTTTGCCTTCTTAACATTCTTCTCAGAAGGAGTTTTCTTCTCAGGCTTCTTAGCTGCTTTAGGAGCTACTTTCTTGGTAGCAGATGTCTGACCACCCTCCTTTTTGTAGTACTTCTTCAGTTGAGCCTGAAGATCAGCAGTACCACCGGACATATTCAGATTTGCATCCTTGTTCCTGTTCAACCAGCTCATGTGACTCCTACACTCATTGTAGGAACACTCTTCGATAGGTTTACTCAACTCTTCGGTTCCACCGGAAGTTTTTCTACCACTCTTGACCTTCTCAGGGACAAGAAACAGGAGAAATTCTCCTTGTGGGAGTATTGCATCATCCATCTGAAGGGTTGCTTTAGATGCTCTCTCTACTACCCTCATTCCAGACCACTTGACCTGCTTCAGTTCCTTCTTCAATTCACCAAATGTTCTTGCTTCAGACTGATGTTCAATCAAATCTTTCTGCGTAGTCATCTTTAATACGACTTTTCTCATGATCGAATGTTTTTATTAATTAAATCTTTATCAATTTCAAGGTGAAAACGAGTTTACGATTCTCTTGATTATCAACGAAATGATAACGAGTTCGTCCGCTTTCGGCAACGTAGTCCGGATTGTCATCCGGAATAATTTTTGACTCCTGTAAAGCATCCTCAAACCATTTGGTCCATAACCATAGATTACTTACGTCAGGCATTTTGCCTCTACGTGTATCGTAAATGTCTAATGAAACGGATAACTTGTGGGAGGAGCCGGGAAAAATTTGGTTATTCAGCTCTATAATCTGTTCTCTGGAAATCTGTTGCTTGATATACTTTGAAAGATATTTATGATAATACTCAGTCAATTTTCCTCTTAGTCGGTAATGTAATGTAGCGTTGTACAATCCTTGACCATTGACGGTCCAGTATCGTACTCTCCCTGATTTTCTCGACTTCTTTGCTACGATGTACCTATACTCGAAATTCGGGACTATAATATTTATGTCCTGCATCTCTTAGGAATTGTGTTGTAAGTTTATCAAACTCTTTTGAGCTGTATTCCTTTACAAAATCAGAAGGGTCTTTGGGTTCTCCAATAGGGTTGTGGGTAAACTTCAGATCAAATCTCTTAGCGAAACCTTCTCCACCTGTTAATCCACCTTCATCGTTATCGAACCAGACATATATGTTGCTGAATCTTTGTTTCAGCTTCTCCATTACATCTTCTGGTATAAACGAGTGCTCACTATTGGGAGCTATTGCCCAATAACCAAGTAGATTAAAGGTTAAAATATCCTTATATGACTTGGTTACAAAAAGAATATCCTGCTTGTTCTTAGGAAGCAAGGTCCATCCTTGTACAATGGTATTGTTTACATTTGATATAAAGCGGAAGCGTCCCTTTGTTTGTGGGAAGTACAGCTTTCTCCGATATACTCCTTTATGCCAATAATAATCAAACGAATAGGCGAGTTGATATGGATTGACTCTGTAGGATACATTATCCTGAAACTTGCTGTCGATCCTATAATTCGCTATCGAATAAATCCTATGATATTTTAGAAGTAACGGTGGTATTTCATATTGCGCCCAATACTCACGATCCAGATCAGTCCATCTTCGAGGTTGTATGTCGATGATAGTTGGTCTTTGCTCAAACTGCTTCACATCAAAGTTCGCCTTGTCAGGTATTTCCCTCAAAGCGTTTACTTTGACGGAAGCATCTGAGACTGAACCAAGACCAAGATCGAAATCTCGATTAATGATACGCAATACGTTTTGAAAATCTGTATTAAACTTCCTTGCTATATAATCAAAAACTCTATATCCTCTTTCACCAAAATCCTTGTAAAGTAAATCTCCTTCCCACACTACGACATGGCATGACGGTCTGCTATCCTTACGAAACTCACTCTTAAACATTCTGTCTAACGCTCTGAAATTTCTACAATAGGCTTGAAATAATTGAAAGGTATCAAGCTTCTTGAGGATATTCTCCTTCGTAAGACTGTTCTCAGACTGTGTAAATGCCATATTTTAGGTGCTAAAAGGGATCGTCACCTTTAGGTTTGTCACCTGCTGGTTCACCTGCATCAGCTTTAGTTACAGGTTCACTCCATTCCTGAAGAACGAAACTGTTTTGATAATCCTCCTTAATGGCATAACCATTAGAGGTTTGGTTCTTCACATGAGAATCCCAATAGTTTGTCCGCTTATTTGAAGCACGATCAAAATATTTATTGTAGACACTCTGGTATTTGCTGTCCCTTACGGTCAGCAGAACCCGAACTTCATTGTCAATGTTACCAGCGAGAAGACCGTGAAGTTCGGAATAGTCTTCATCGAAAATAGCGAGGAAATTGTCCATCTTCGCTTCATCGTCTGGTCCAATATTCAACCAGTTTACAAGAAACAGGTGCAGGTCAGCTTCACCAACGTGACTCCTACGTGCTGTTTCATGCTTAAACCAAGTGAAACCGCTTGGTACATCTTCAGGGGAACCTTCTGCACTCCAAGCAGTACGACCAAAGTCATTGATCCACTCAGATTTTGTTCCATCCCTGTTCACTCTAAGCTGATTCTCAAGGAAGAAAGCGACTTTCGTCATAATCTTCTCTCCTTCTGGACTTACACCGTTCAGGTGAAAATCAAGTCTCAACTTCTTCACTTTTTCCTCAGTAGTAATGTACACAGGATCATTCTGTGGCTTGTAACCCATCTCTTCTAACCTTTCTTTGGTTGGATTGATTGCTACAACTTTCACGTTATGGATTCCGGTATACAATTTGATCTCCTTGAAAACTTTTTTGTCTGATTCATTCGGAGTAAACGCCATAGTAATTTACGTTTTTATATGGTTAAAAATAAGGTTTATCCTTCGTAATACGCATTGATCTCAGTAATCACTTTACCAAGATCGTTTGGGATATTGAAGGTAGCGAACAGTCCTCTCGGAGATTTCGCTGTAGTCGTTCCATCGTTTTGAGTAATAAATGTGTATTCTAATCCGTTTTTCTCCTTATTTTTCTGAACATCTGTAAAAAGTACAACTGTAAATAATCCTTCGAGTGTAACTTTATCATCGAGCAATTTTCCGATTGTCTTAATCTTTCTCTTCGGCTGGAAATTCTCAGTGATGATTTCATCATGAGTTAGAAATACAACTTTCAGGTCTTCTCTAAGACCTTTAGCTGCATTGATTACATCCCAAACGTGCTTTGCAATATCGGTAAACTTCTGCCATCCAGTTTCTTGTGCTCTGTTCATAAACTCAGTAGACATGATATACTGGAAATCGTCAATAACAATCTGCTTGATCTCTTGACGATTCTCACTGATATAATTCAAAACCTTCACGATTTGAGCTGAATCATGACTCACTAAGAAATTACCGCCTTGTTGAATACCGGACGTGTACTTCTGCTTCCAGCCACGGAAAGGAAGTGGTTTCTCAATAATACCTATGATAACCGTTTCCTTTGCATCCAGTGACTCTACTGAAGTAGATTTACCTGTTCCGGTCTGTCCGACCACTGCAATAATTTCGCTCATTAATTTTATTTTAAAGGTTTAACTCTAATCATAGTCTAAGACCTGATTATACTTTAGATTATTTCTCATTTTAGCGATGAAGGGTTCAGTTTCTCTGGTCTTAATGAAGTGGAAATATATAATTCCATTTACAGGAAGATCAGTTGGACCATACGCTCTGAGGTTCAATAATTCCGGACGATGCGAGATCATAAAAATATCAGAATACTGATAGAGCGCATCAGCTCCAAAAACATCACTTTTTTGTGGGTAGTGTAGATTCTTGTTCTGTATTCTTTCTACAGCTTCAATTCCTCTATTTAACTGACTCACAATGACAAACGATGCTTTAATTTTTTTCTTGAGTTCATTAAACATAGCAGCTAATTCGTAGAGAACCTGATTTTGATTCTGTTCTCCAAACTTCTTAACTAATATTGAATGATCAAGGGTAACAAGGACTCCACGATCTATGTTGCACTCCATTCCCATAGCGAAATATTCGATTGTGTTCTTAATTTCTTGTACGGTTCCGGGAATATCAACATACCATAGTGGCATATCCTTAATATCTAATACATAATTAACTGCTCTCTCGTAAGTATCTTCTCTAATGTTTTTAGTTGGGTCTTCGGTATCAGCGTTATAAATCTGTGTTGTAGTCATTTTCAGCTTCTTAGAAATCTTTCTTCCAACAAGCCTACGTGCCATCATCTCGAAGTTAAACGACAGCACCGCAAATTTCTCATTAGGATTAAGAGCAAACAATCCACTCTCAAGCTCATTAAGAATTGCTGTTTTACCACTACCGGACATACCTGCGATAGTGATAATACTTCCCCATTCAATACCGTTCATTCCTGCTTTATCGAACTTCTTCCACGGTGTTTTGAGGGATTTAATCTTATTGTCCATCCTACCCCTGATATAGCGTAATTCTTTACGTGCTGCATCCTCAAGGGATAACATGGGTAATAACTTAGATGATTGATCTACCATAATCTTTCCCTTCTTCTTTACTGTTAGACGATTTTTCGGCTAATCCTTCGCACTCTGCACTCAGAGTTGAGCCTACACCTTTCTTTTCGATAAAGTAATGTGCCAGTTGCATATATGCGTATCCTTTCAGGGAAAATCTCTCTACGTAGTCTTTTGTAGCTTGGAATATCTGCTCTATGGTATAGTCGTGAGTATTTACAAATTTAATCATTTTCTTGATAACTTCAGCCTTATCTCCACGGTATCTATAGCCTCCTGAGTTGATACCTTTGGGGAATAATTCTCTCCATGATTCAACCCATTCTCCTACCTCTTTTGCTGTGGTTACTTTTTTCTTCGTTCCAACGTGCTTCTTAAATAATTCTTCACCTGTTTTTCTAAGTGTGATCTCTTCAGGATTCTCTCCATGCCATTTCACAAGTCCACTTATTTCTAACCGTTTAATAGAGTGAGTAAACTCCATGAAGTTGTCATCATGAGCGATCCTGAGAAAGTCAAACTTTTCCTCATAAACAAGAATGAGTAGTATAAACTCCACAAAAGTCATGTGAGGTCGATACTGTTCATAAATTGTCAGGTATCTCTGATCAATCATAATTAACGGATATTTAGGTGTTTATACTGCAATCGCATATCCTCTTCTTCTAAAGCTAAAAGATCACCGAGGGACATAGTTCCCCCGGCAATCTCTGTTGCAATCCTGTTGTCAGGATTACTATTCAGGGTTAGTGGTTGCGATTTTTGTTTTGATTTCTGACTTTCTGTA